ATGAAGGAAATCTTTTTATGCTCATATTTTGCTGAGGTAGCTGCCCTTTTGCCTCAGAGTGTTCCCACTTCTTTGTGCGGAAAGACTGTAGCATTTATCCCAACTGCAAGTATCCATGAAGATTTTAATCAATATGTGGAAGAAGGAAGAGAAGCTCTTGTCTCCCTCGGACTGACTATAAAAGAATTAGAGATTGCACAATGTGAACAGAAAGAGATAGAAACTGTGTTGAGGAACTGTGACTGTATCTATGTCTCTGGTGGTAATACTTTCTTTCTTATGCAAGAATTACGAAGGACAGGGACCGACAGATTGATAGTTGAACAGGTGGAGAAGGGGAAACTATATATAGGAGAATCAGCAGGGGCTATGGTCTTTGCTCCTAATATAGAGTATGCAACGAAAATGGATAATCATCTTTCTATGATACCAGGATTCGAAGATTTTACAGCACTTGGTATCGTTAGTTTCTATCCTGTTGTGCATTTTAATAGCTTCCCCTTTATTGAAGCGACTCGGATAGTTATGCAAGAAAACTGTCATCTGCCTTTAAAACCAATTACAAACAACCAAGCCATAGTTGTCATTGGTGATACTATCTCTATACAAAGTAAGCAATAGCAGCTGTTTATCTCCTCTATTCAGAGTTTGATTTATAGACATAAAAAAAGCCGGAGGGTCAAAATTTTTTTTTTTTTCCCTTTCTTCTTTTGGGGGGGGGGGGGGACTCGAACCCACGACATTCAGAACCACAAGCGGAATGTTTTATACGTGTAAAATATTGATATATGATATTTTAGTTAATTACTAAATGTATCTTGCTAAATATATGCTAAAGTTTCTTCATACAACCAAGTACACGGAATACATGGGTTATTAACTTCTTCGGTAAGTCTTGCGGCTGATATTCTTCAGACTTGTTAACGGGTACAAGGTGGATGTAATCATCTCCTTTATCAGACTTCGTTACGACCTTTATTGTGCGCATATCCTTTGTAACGATGCCATACACTTCACCGTATAATAGGAATTCTCTCCAATCGTTAAGCTGCTTAATAGCTATTATATCACCGTTTGAGATTAACGGTTCCATGGAGTGCCCCGAAATGTTACACCAACAATCTGCATCTTCGTATTTCTTGAAGTTAATGAGATATTCAGGATTTGTTGTTTGGTCATTGAGTATAATATCAAAACCTCCTAAGAAGTCAACGTTATAATATGGCTTGCCGTGTGAATAACTGATTGTAGGGGTATTCTCCAAAACTGATACTCTGTCCCCGAGGTTGGATATTTCCTGATTCTGCATATCTTCCCTATCGCATCCTTGATAGTATCTGCGGTCGTCATTGTTTATCGTCCCACTATTGTTAGCACTGTTAGCATCGCCAGACTGATTTATGTCACCAGTGAGAAACATAGAGCCTTCTCCAATAAGGATATAAGATGGGTTTACCTGCTTGTAATGCTTGCAGAATGGTTCTAATATCTTAGATGAAGCATCCTTTGTTTCACCATTACGAAGTTTTACCATCATATTTTTTGTGATTTCAGGAACATCCGTATAAACTCGGTAATCAGAGAGATTCAGAGCGTCCATAACCTCGTATAATCTGTCTTTTTTTGAATTTTTCATAAATTTATCAATATTTTCTTTGTTGGTATCTAAAAAGATAGTATCTTTGTAGCGCATTTGGTCAAGAAATGCGACTGACATCGCTAAATTATCCCATTTGGGAGTTTAGATATTTCACCTCTGTAAGGCTTGACCACTTGCAGAGGTTTTTGTTTATATACAACCGACCTCGATTCTACCTTTCACGACCACAACCGCCTTGGGGTAGTCTTATTTCTCGCAAAGGGAGCAAGCGAGAGCGCAGGATATGAGTGAGGATGCGCTGCAAGACGATGACAATATCGGAATGCCTCATGTCACTTGTTGAATTGGTCTTAACAAGTGGGCGAAGAACGGCGACGAGAAATCTCGGTGTAAAGTTCAGAGCAAAATCCCTCCCTATGGGTAAGGGTGGATTCTGCTCTTTTCGACTCCTCTTCCTCTGGTGTGTTTATTCTTTAATTATTATAGTTTTGGGCGAAATTTTTATGAACGAATTAAGAATTTTTGAAAACCCACAATTTGGGAAAGTTAGGACGGCAGGAACATCGGATAATCCATTATTTTGCCTTGCCGATGTGTGTAGGGTGTTGGAACTCCGTGTTGATGGTGTTACTTCAAGATTGAAATCCGATGGGGTCAATCGAATTGGGGTCATCGATAGTATGGGTAGACAACAGACGGCTATATTTGTGAACGAGCAAAACCTATATAAGGTTATTATGCGCTCCGATAAGCCGCAGGCAGAATCCTTCCAAGATTGGGTATGTGGAGATGTGTTGCCGTCAATCCGCAAACATGGTGCGTATATGACCGATAATATTATAGAACGCACACTAACCGACCCTGACTATCTTATCCAACTCGCCACGGCTCTCAAAGACGAAAGGCAGAAGCGTATTGAGGCGGAACAATCTGTAAAAGATGCTCAACCTGCTATCACCTTTACTAAGGCGGTCAGCGGTTCAGTTTCTTCCTGCTTGATTGGAGAACTCGCAAAGTTAATCAATCAGAACGGCACTCCAATGGGAGAAAGGAGACTATTCCAATGGATGCGAGATAACGGCTATCTCGGCACGAAAGGAGAACGCTATAACATCCCTAATCAGAAATACGTTGATATGGGTTTATTTGAACTCAAAAAAGGTGTGCGAAGTGGTAACAATGGGGTGCTGCACACGACTATTACAACGAAAGTAACGGGCAAAGGTCAAATTTACTTCGTTAACAAGTTCAACAATCATTAGAAATCGGTTGTATCAGTATTTCAAAGAATGAGCATATTTGATATGCTCTTTTTTATATATATAAGGTGTATTTGTGAATAAACCTTTTGCAATGTTAAATATTAACTAATAGTAGCAAAATAGATACTAAAAAGTTTGTTAGTTTCTAAAAAGATACTACCTTTGCAAACGTAAACAGTTAAGTACAACGGCAAAGGTAAATCTTTTAGTTCGTAAAAGCAAGCGTTTACGGTGTTTTTTGATTTTTTGACACACAGAGATATTGAAAATGAAAAGTGTTAAGCGAGACTGATAATCCACGACCTTAGCACGGGCAGAAGTAAATATAGAACGTGAATAACGCTACGAAAAACCTCTATACGTAAGAGAGTAGGCAGGTTAGGGGTCTGTCTCGCCTAATGAAGATATAACGCACGCTGCACTGAAATAAGGTGCTACTATTCGATTAGGGCGTGCGTACTAATTAAACAAAAAGACTATGACAGATAAAGAGTTAGAATTGCTGAAAGAGAAAATAATCAGCTATGTAGTAGACCGCTACAATAACGGTGATACAGACTTCGAAGAGTGTATAATACTCAACGAAGATGATGATAACAGTCCATGTGCTGACATTGATGGTAATATCTATGTAGATAGTTACGATGAAGATGACGGGCGATGTGGATATATGAATGGCACGGGCGCATGTGTAATTACAAGTGTAGATGTGGTGATGAATATCAAAGTATACGATGGTGATTACAACCCCGTAGATATTAACACACGTGAAATAGAAGAATTAATAGAAAAAGAAATAACATGGTAGTACAGATACTAATGGCAGTCGGTGCGTTAACTTGCGCCGCTGCCGTTGCCAATTACATTTGGCAGGCAAAAGGGTGTTTTAAAGAAGTTTTTAACCAAATAGAAGAAGAGTTATGGAAAGATTAGATATTTACATGGGTCGGGCAGTCGGTGATACAGTATGGGGTATTTCTTTTGCGACCCAAAAGGCAAAAAAGTTTGTCATTTCTGAAATCGTAAAAGATGATGATGAGAATATCACATTTTACGATGCGCAAAACAACTGCTACAAATTTTATCAGTGTTTTTCTTCAAGGACAGAACTTTATAAATTCATATTCGATGAATAGTAAGAGTGTTATGGATAGCTTGCAAGAATTACGCAGGCTATCCGAAAAGTACGGGGATGAGATTCATAGGCAGGCTGAAAATGCAAAGCCATTCTCATTTAACGATATATTTGGTAATATGTGTTTTTAGATATTATTCTCTTTATGTTTAGTCTTCACGCATCAGTGCGTGAGTATAGATGCGTTTTTAATAAAAAATAAGATGGAAAGAGTACTAAAAGAAAGAAAATATAGTATAACGGGACTTTTTAAACATATCGGTGCAGGCAATAAAATTCACGTACCACTTGATTGCTACACCGCTAACAGTATAAGCACTGAATGTACACGACAGAACCGCTATGCAGGTTGTGACCCGATGAACAACAAGTTTGCGACCACTAAGAAAGAAAAAACGGGGTATATAACCATCATTCAAAGATATTAGCCTATGGACATTATAGATATAGGCGGTATCATTGCCGACTTCGTGCGTGTAGGTTATAACGCAGCCGTTAAGGACTATGACCCTCCGCAAGATAAATTAAGGCAGTCCGAGGTGAAAAAATGGCTTAAATTCAGAAATATAGACTTTAAGACATTTAAAGATTTAGAGAAACAAGGATTAATCCATGCTCGCAAGGGCGGTGCTGCAAACTCTCCTTTACATTACTCAAAGGTAGAAATACAGAAAGCTTTTGCTACCATGCGGTTAAACCGAATAATGATAACTAATGAACTTAATTATGAAAGAAGAAAAGACGATTAATGATGCTTTACTTGACATCCAGGCAAGGTTGAAAGCTCCAAAAGGGCAGACGAATAACTTTGGACATTACAAATACAGAAGCGCAGAGGATATTCTTGAAGCAGTTAAACCACTCTTGAAAGAGAACGGCTGCTTTCTTACCATATCAGACGATATTGTGATGATTGGCAACAGAATATACGTCAAGGCTACTGTTGTGCTAACCTTTGGGAAGGACACAATCCAAACGACCGCATTTGCACGTGAAAGCGAAAGTAAATCAGGTATGGATGCAAGTCAAATTACAGGCGCATCAAGTTCTTACGCCCGTAAATATGCGTTAAATGGCTTGTTCTGCATTGACGACATGAAAGACGATGATACGCTGAATGTAAACAAAGAGCACACGCAGCCACCTATCGACCCTAACCTCGAAGAAATACTTGCAAATATCAAAACTGCAAGAAATTCAGAGGAATTAAAACAGATATGGGACGATTGCTATTCATATCAATCTAACCCAATATTCAAAGGTGCAATGAGCGCACGCAAAAAAGAACTGAAATGATAAAGTTAGTAGATAGCCAAGTGGCATTCAATCAAGAAGAGCACACGTATTCACTGAATGGGATAGCATTAAAGGGGATAACTGGGATGATTAAGTCTCAGCTATTCCCCGATATGTATAAGGATATTCCGCAGTGGATTCTTGATAAAGCTGCTGAACGTGGTACGATGGTGCATGAGAGTATCGAGTTATTCGATGCAGGGTTTGAGCCAAAAGACACCACTCCTGAACTTGAGAGTTACAAGCGTATCAAACGAGAGAATGAACTCACAACGCTTGCAAATGAGTATATCGTAACGGATAAAGAACATTTTGCAAGCGCAATAGACCTTGTACTATGTAAGGGTGAAGATATTATCCTTGCTGACCTTAAGACCACTTACACACTTGACAAAGAATATGTGCGATGGCAATTAAGTATATACGCTTATCTCTTTGAGATTCAGAACCCCGAACTAAAGGTAAGTAAACTATATGCACTTTGGTTACGTGATGACAAGTCGGAGTTCGCAGAAATAAAACGTGTCGAAATCGACACCATTAAGGACCTGTTGCAATGCGAGGTTGACGGGCGCAAATTCAACACTATAAGCAAGGTAGGTAGTATGCCATCTGAAGTTAAGCAGGCAGAAAAAGCGGTGTATACCCTTATTCAGCAAATAAAAGAACTTAACGCACGGAAAACAGAACTATCGCAAGGACTTCTAAAACTCATGCAAGATAATGGCGTGAAAACCTACAAGGGTGATTATATCACGCTATCATGTAAAGCAGCAAGCACCCGTGAGGATATAGACAAAAAGAAACTCAAAGAGGAATATCCCGAAGCGTATGCAGCTTGTGTCAAGATAACGAACATTAAAGAATCATTACAAATAAGATAAGATTATGGCAAATTCTAAATCAGGTGTAGTGCTCGCAGTGGGGCAACCGCAGCAGTTACAATCAAAAGGTGGGAAAGTCTTTACTAAGCGTTCACTTTATGTGGATTGCACGACTTACGACCCATACACGGGGCAACGTTCTCAATATGATAATAAGATACTATTCGACTTCATAGATAGCAAAGTAAGCCTTATTGATAATATTCAAGTGGGGCAGGTTGTTACTGTTTATTTTGATTTACAAGGTACAGAACTTACAGAGCAAGACGGGCGAAAGAGATTCTTTACACACGTTAGACCTTACAAGGTGGATGTTAGGCAGGTTCAGCAGTCAAATCAGCAACCGCAGCAGCAATATCAGCAACCAACACAGACCACATATCAACCTCCACAAGTTGAAGACGATAGACCATTCTTATGATTTATAATACTTCCAATCCACTCGATAAGGCTAACTTCCTGCTACGTGCAAAGAAGTTAGCCGAGAGTGGTAAAGTTATAGAACTGACCGAGAAAAAGCCAAGAAGAAGTTTACCACAGAACAAGTATTTACACGTTCTCCTTGCTTATTTCGGTACACAGACGGGCAATACACTTGAGTGGGTCAAGCAACAATATTATAAGAAACTTGTAAACCCCGATTTATTTATCCAAGAAAAAGAAGATAGATATTTGGGCAAGATAAAAGTTCTTAGAAGCAGTGCTGACCTTGATACAAGCGAGTTTAGTTTATCAATCGAAAGATTTAGAAATTGGGCTTCACAAGAAGCAGGTATCTATCTGCCGAGTGCTGATGAGTATATCATTATTCAGCAGATGGAAATCGAAATCGAAAGAAACAAAGATTATATATAATGTGCTTCATAATTAAGTTAATAGTTTGATTAAGTGGGGAAGCGTCCCCACGCTTCGGAGTATAGTGTCAATGGTAGCACAGCATAAACAGGGACGATACCAAACGGCAGCTTTTTAAGTTGTATCGGTGGCAAGTGAAACGGGATTAAGCAGTTGCGGTTCGAATCCGCATACTCCGACTAACTAAAAAAAAAAGAATTATGGAAATAATAACATCAGCAACGATTTTCAAGGCATTTGACGGAAAGATTTTTGAATCTGAAACCAAATGTAAAGAATATGAAAGACAGAGAAAAGAGTTTTTGGATAGGATAAAATTCTTTTTGGTAAGGCATTCTCCAGACTTGACAGAAACAGGACTTTTCACAAGTGGATTACTTGTAGCTGTTTATTCAACAGAGGGATTGCAACAAGAGATAGTAACAAACTATTGTATAAAGAAATTCGGATATTTAGGAGCGTCTGTACAAGGATATAGATTTCAAACCTATTTTAGTGTTTCACTAATAGACTTTGAAACATATACGAATGGCGTAATAGAGGAATGGAAAGGCAAACGCCGCTATAACAAAATTGTTCTTAGTCCAAAAGAACTTGATGAGTTCAAAGGCATAGAAAGGTTTGATTATATGAAAGAATGGGGATTTAAGTAATGCCAAACTATATCAAGAAAAAGAAATCAGACAAACCAAAGAAACGGCAAGTAAGCCAATCTACTTTGGTAAAAAAACTGGATAAGGTCTTTAGTCAGTATATCAGATTGCGAGATGCTTTCCCTAACGGCACATTCAGGTGTATATCGTGCGGAAAGATAAAGCCTTTCGACCAATCCGACTGTGGCCATTATCATTCGAGACGGCACATGTCTACTCGCTTCGATGAGGAGAATTGCAATAGCGAATGTAGATTTTGTAATAGATTTTCAGCCGACCACCTTATCGGGTATCGTGAGAACCTTATCAAGAAGATAGGGACACAGCGATTTCAGATGTTAGAGATTAAGGCACATCAGACAAAGAAATGGTCGTGTTGGGAATTAGAGGAACTTATTAAATACTACTCAATATTAGTTAAGAAATTGAGTGATGAGAAAGGTATAAGGATATGAATAACATAAATGCGATTTTAGATGTGTTATATGCAGTCAAACTTGGATTACCAGTCATCTATAAAGATGATTACGGCACATGGCGGAAAGTCGACAACAAGCACATCTTTAATTTCCACCATGAATATATAATTGTGTTTGACGAAGATGCTGAGAAATATTTGGAGAACCTCAATAAAGGGAGGATATGATATGATGTATAAACTTCGTGATTATCAACAAAAGGCTTCCGATAAAGCGGTAGCCTTTTTTTATGACAAAAAAGCAAAGTATAACGCTATTATGGTGTTGCCTACTGGTAGCGGTAAGTCGCTTGTGATAGCTGACATCGCTAACAGACTGCAAGGGCATACGCTTGTCTTTCAGCCGTCAAAAGAGATACTTGAGCAAAATTACAAGAAGCTATGCTCCTATGGGGTACTTGATTGCTCTGTTTATTCGGCTTCATTCAATTCAAAGAATATAAGCCGTATCACCTTTGCAACGATAGGGAGTGTGATAAGACACACGGATGATTTTCAACACTTCAACAACGTAATCATAGATGAGTGTCACTTTGTCAACGCAAAAGGCGGTATGTATGAAGAATTTATCCACGCTACGGGGTGCAAGGTGTTAGGGCTTACCGCCACTCCTTACAGATTAAGTTCAAGCAGCTTTGGCGCAATGCTAAAGTTCCTTACTCGTACCCGTCCAATGATATTTTCAAAGGTTATCTATCAAGTGCAAATATCGACTTTACTTGATATGGGATTTCTTTCAAAGATAGATTACTTTCAAATGAACCCATTAGGATGGGATGAGAACAACCTGCAAGCAAACTCAACTGGTGCTGACTATACAGATAAATCAGTAGAAGCAGAGTATAATAGAATTGACTTCTACGGCTATTTAGTTAGTATTGTTAAGCGGTTGCTTTCCCCAAAGCGTGGCGGTGCAAGGAAAGGCATATTAGTCTTTACTCGCTTTTTGAAGGAGGCTGAACGGCTGACACAAAGCATTGAATGCTGCGAAATGGTATCTGGAACAACACCAAAGACAGAGCGTGAACGCATCTTGAATGACTTTAAGAGCGGTAAAATAAAGGTTGTTGTGAATGTAGGAGTATTGACAACAGGATTTGATTATCCAGAGCTTGATACAGTAGTTATGGCACGCCCTATAATGTCACTTGCTATGTATTATCAAATAGTAGGCAGGGAGATACGTCCATATAAGGATAAACAAGCGTGGTTTGTAGACCTTTGCGGAAATATCAACCGATTTGGCAAGGTTGAGGACTTGAAACTCATCGACACCAACGGAAAAGGAAAGTGGGCGGTGTTTAGTAATGGTAAACAATTAACGAATGTTCTTTTTCAATGAGTAAGAAACAAATTGTACAAACTCACACTTGCTTCCAATGCCAATTTGCGTATTTGATGCGCTCTGCTCCTCATAATACTATTGTCTCTGAATGTACTATAACAAAAGAGCGGAATGTGGCAAGAACACCGATTAAATGCCAACATTTCAAAAACAGAATAGGTTGTGCGAAGATAAATCCGATGAATTTTCTAAAATAATGCAATATGAAAAGAACTGTTATTGACAATGGAACTGTTATAAAGTGGCACAATTCCAAAGAAGAGTTGCCTAATCTTAAAAACAAAGAAGACAACATTATGTGCCTTACACTTGAAGATGGAATGCTTAGACTGAATGTGTGGAATCAATATTACTTATGTTGGGACGATGCAGAAGGTGATGATTTCCAATTTGAGAAAGAGCATGAGTTTCTATGGTGTCCGCTTGAAACAATGAGCGAAGACGAAATCATCAAGTTATGATAAAACTTGATGATAAGTTTACCATTCGATATTCCCCCCACGAGCAGCTTGTAATGTTACGGCTAATCGTGGGGGCTGACGATGATGGCATTTCACGCACAAGCTATCGGAGCCTTGCTAATGATTGCGGATTGTCCCTACAGACTTGTAGAAACGTTTTATCCTCACTTGCTAACAAAGGAGATATAGACACGATTACTAATCCGAAAGGGACATTCTTTGTCGTGAATAGGTGTGATGATTATCGCTTTGGAAAGAAGAAATCTAATGAACAATCAAAGCAGGTTTTAACATCCTTACAGGCGAAATGTAAAGAACGTGAGAAAGCATTTGAAAAGAGCCTTATTCCTTTTGTTTCTTCACGAGGTGGCACTTATGAGCCTACAATGATACGTGCTTTCTTCAACTATTGGACTGAAAGGAACAGGTCGGGGACTAAGATGCGCTTTGAACTTGAAAAGACGTGGGAAACTGCAAAGCGATTGCAGACGTGGGCAAGCAGAGAGAAAGTACAAAAGAGTACCACCTCCCTCAAATCATCTGAAATGAATTACGACAAAGATAACGATTGGTAAATGGAACAAATAGACTTCAAATCCGCCATTGAGCGGTTACGAGATACAACGTATAAGCCGTTACCCGATAAGGTGCAAATCAGCGTACCAAACGCAGGGACGCACCTCAAAGGGGGATTAAAGTACTTTTGCGGTGATGCTGCAAAGTGGAACGCTGACTATGAGAAGATAGTTCAGTGGCTCACTGATAACAAAGGTAAAGGCTTAATGCTTGTTGGAAATTGCGGTGTTGGTAAATCTCTGATAGGTATGAGGATTATTCCTTTACTTCTTAACCACTATTGCAGAAAGGTGGTAACAATATGTACGGCAAACGAACTTAACAAGTCACCCGATGAGATTATCCGAGACCACATTATATATATTGACGATATAGGTACAGAGGATGTATCAAACATCTACGGAAACAAGCGTGTGCCGTTTGCAGAGCTGGTTGATTTGGCGGAACGTGACGGCAAATTACTAATGTTCTCTACCAACTTAGACGATGAGCATTTGAAAATGAAATATGGTGATAGGGTGGTCGATAGGCTTCACGCTATTGTACGAAAGATAACGATAAATGGAAAATCAAACAGAAGTTAGAATTTGTAGCTTCAAAGTTGAAACGTGCCATTTATGTTGTGGTCGTGGCGGTATGTACAAACAAACATATAATGATGGCTTGCATATCAAAATGAAGTGGGTTGTATGCCCTGAATGTAAAGGTAAAATAACTAAAACAAAACCAATATGACACAGAAAGATTTAGCAGAAGAATATCTTACAAAGGCAAAAGAAAATGCCATATACTTTAAAGATGGCAACTTTCCTAATATGCCTTTGTTTCAAGGAAACGACATCAAGGCAGCTTTCAACGCAGGGCGTGAGAGCGTGACTGAGAGTTTGCCTAAATTGAAATGGCGAAGAGTTCACAAAGATGGGCCATACCTTGCCGTAACAGTTTTTAACTGGTTCTACAGGATAGAATTTGTTTATAACGAATTTCATTTATTCTGTAATGGCTATTTTATCAGTTGTTATATCTCGCTTTCAGATGCCAAGCAGGCAGCTAACGAACACTATAAGAAACAAATTAAACAAGCATTGGGATTATGAGTTCAAAAATTATGTTTACAGAAATAAGGCGAGTGTGTTCTAATGGGTATATGCACTATATCCCGAAATTTGAGGAAACATTTCCTGAACTTAAAAATGTAAGTAATGAAGAAATGGTAGATAGGTTTAGAAAACTCGGTATTGAATTTTACACTACCGAAAGAAAACCAGTGTCTTTGCTTATTAGGCTATCTATGCCTTTTGCTTTTATTACATTTATAATCATGATGATAACAAGCCCCATACACTTTTTTATTACAGGTAGGTGGAAGTATCGAGTAAAAAGCAATGGCAAACTTATGAATTGGTTTGAAGCAGTAGGTTTCTAAATAGAGTTAAACAAGCATTGGGGTTATGAGTGCGTGGGTTGAATGTATGCATTGCAAAGGAAGAGGGAGCGTTCGCTTTGAAAGAGAACACGGAAACTACTCTTCTTTTACATACTTAGAGAGAATAACAGGACGTAAAACCTGTCCATATTGTGACGGAGAGGGAAAGATATTAATTGAATAACATAAAATGACAAAAGAAGATTTTGTATTATGACAATATTAGAATTACAGAAAAGGCTTCAAAAAATGTACGAAAAGTATGGAGATGTTGAAGTACGGCATCAGTGTGGGGATGTTGGTGATTATTGTAGTATATCTTGTGTTACAAGAGATGACGAAAACATCATTATTTTGTAATCTATGAAATGCCATTACGAAAAGATTAAAGGTGTCGGCAAAGTGCTTATCCCTGGCTGTATGGCAGTAGCTGTAAGTAACGATATTGAACGCTGCACATGTCATAATACCACCTACGAAAGTTTTGAGCGTAAGAGATACAATATTGAGATTAAACGCTTGAAAGGTATCATTACCAAACTCGAAAAAGAGAATGAGTATTACAGAAAATTATTAGAACGAAACGAGATAAAGTTATGAGCAAACTTATTCCACGCAAGATTAAAAAGGCTTGCAAAGCACACAGAAATGATGTACCTCTTAAAACAAAGTGGTTGCGATATGTGCACACACAATTTGCAAGTTGGGTAGCTAATTATGAACCATGCATTAAAGATTATAAAACCACGTTTTCTACTAAGTACGGGGGATTAATTATTAATCAAATATATTAATTATGGGACAATTCTTTGATTATATTCCATTTGCCCTTCGAGCAGCTGTCGCAGACGAGTATCTGCACAGAGTTGTATGTGCACCTAAAAAGAACCGTGGCGGCTCAACGCCATACGCCGACAAAAGGAAGAGAAAGCGAAAGAATAAATCTAAAAGAAGATAATTATGGAACGATTTTATTTTACATTCCCTTTTCGGGACGTTCAACATTACAACTGTTATCACGTTGAAGAAGCCGAGACTTACGAAGAAGCGCGTGATAAGATGGTAGAGAGGTTTGGGGAAGACTGGGCTTTCCAATATGATGAAGATCAGTGGAAAGTTTCAAAGGAACAATATGAAAAGTTCTACAAGCATGACCCGACGATGCCTAATTGGTTCGAGGGCATAACACAGGCAGATTTATTTAACTTAAAAGAAATTTAGTATGAAAGAAAAAATAGTACAACTAAGCGAGTATGAGTACAACCAACTTCAAGAAAAAGCTGAATTGACCGATACAAAAATCCGTGATTTGGCAGAGAAATATTACCAAGAACGTGGTGTGTTCCGAATTGATATTAGAATCGGATTACAAGATAAATATAACGGAGATACTGTTTACTATACCAATGTTTTCTCATACGAGAACGGCTTGTATAAGAACGATGGATTTAGTCCTATCATCACCGAGAAAGGCCGTAGGAAGATAGAAATGATATTGTCTGATGCTTGCACGGAAACTTTTGAGAATAAATTTGGTGATGCTATTAAATTCAAAAATAGCTATGCTGAAGCATTGGAGAGATTTTCTATAGTAAGATGGATTGCATACACAATAGCATTCAGTGGCTGGGGTGTTGCAGCAGCATTGATAATAAATAATATATTCAAATAATGAGAAAATTGTAAACTTATGGAACTGATAGATATAATAGATAAGTTAGTTGGCAGAATAGAGCCTATAGGTGATACTTCCGTTGACGAAGAACGCTTTGAGAATTTGAAAGCGTATTGCGAGTTGATAAATGAAATGGTAAAGCGAGTGGACGATGTAGTTTGCAATAACTGGGGTAGTCGTCTTGCTTCCGTGAAGAAGACCAATGATTACATCAGCGACTTTCTTACCAACACTTTGAAAATAGAAGGATAGCATGGAAGTGAGAGGTACGGAGTGTTTAAGGAACTAAAAACAGAAAAGTAATATGATTGTAAAAAGAGTAAAAGCGTATTTTGAGAAACGCAAAGAGAGAAAGCGCATATCAGAGCAATATGCACTTGAAAAAGCATGTGTAGACTATTTCAATAATTGCGTCCCACGTGTGGACGATTTTACAAAGTTAGTGGATAATGTTCCTATTGGTCGGGACGGATTACCATTGCTTATTAAAAGTGACAATAATTCCTACCCTCTACAATCCATAGAGGCTCGTATTCCAGATGTTTGGGATGAAATGAGATTATATTATGGGGATTATCCTTATCTATATACGCCTGAATGGGTTATGCAAATAAAAGATTTCCCTTCTGAACTATGGCTTTCAGTTGAAGATTATCCACGCCCAACATGTCCTACGTTGCTTTTGTGCGATTATAAAGGACATTATGAGGTAGTTGAGTACGCACATAAAACATGGATTACGGAATTATGCTTTCCCGTAAAGCCTACACGCTACTTCGTCCTTGATTTCTTAGATAAATATAAATAACTAAAAACAGAAAAGTAATATGAAAAGAGTAAATGCCCCAAATAAAAATGGTTATATCGAAATCGACTTTGACGGACACGTTAAAGCAGGTTTCAAGGTAGAGAATGGAAGTATCATAGTCTTAGGGGCTATGGACGGATACGGAATATCAATAAAGGTAGAGAAGTGAAAGACGATAACAATATGAAACGAATATTAGACGCTTGCTGCGGAAGCCGTATGTGCTGGTTTGACAAGGATAATCCTGATGCTGTATTTATGGATATTCGTCAGGAATATACGACACTTTGCGATGGGCGTACTTTGGAAGTTATACCTGACGTGGTTGGTGATTTCAGAGATATGCCGTTCAAGTCCAATAGTTTCCGTCTTGTCCTATTCGATCCTCCGCACCTGTTGCATCTCGGTAAATCATCATGGATGGCGAAGAAGTACGGTCGTCTGTTCCCGACATGGGAGGATGATATAAAGCAGGGATTTGACGAGTGTATGCGAGTTCTGAGTCCGAACGGAGTACTTATATTCAAATGGAACGAGCAGCAGATACCAACTAATAAGATAATCGAGGTTATCGGGCGGAAACCTCTGTTTGGACATACTTCGGGCAAAGGGCAACATACGATATGGATGTGTTTCATGAAATGAACAAAATATGACAAATATTTCAATATGAAGAAGATTCTTTTTAATGATAAGTATTGCCTCACGCTGGCAGTGCTTAATGGAAACAAGACAATGACAAGGCGAGTACTAAGAGATAATGTACCGCTTGGTAATTGGGAGGAAACACAAAAGAAATTACCTTACAAGGTCGGTGAGGTCGTGGCAATAGCGCAAAGCTACTACACCATAGGCAAACCCCAATACGATAAGTTTGGGAACGGCGTTCCAGGAAATAGCAATAAGATGTTTGTACGTGCCGAACTAATGCCCCACCACATCAGAATTACCGATATTAAGGTGGAACGTCTCCAGAGCATATCAGGCGAGGACATCCTCAAAGAGGGCGTTTGGCAATATCCTAAACTAAGAGCCTATCATGTTTCCAAAGCTACAGGCTTTGCCCCTGATGTTGCCTTTCTTACTGCACGTGAAGCATTTGCTTACCTCATCGACAGAATAAGCGGCAAGGGCACGTGGGAGAGTAACCCGTGGGTGGTAGCGTATAGCTTTGAATTAGTAGATTAAAAGTAAATGAATTATGAAAATAAAGAATGAAGCGGAACTGCTAAATAAGTTCTGTAGTGATAAAGATGATTTTCATCCATTTTTAGAAAAGCCATTTTACAATACAAAGTATGACAAAGTGTGGTGTACGAACGGGTATGTTCTCCTTGAGATTAACCCTAAAGTTCTTACTAAGAAATATCATGAATATGAACTCCGATTTCCCGAGTTAGAATATCCATGTAAGAAGAAAGTAACCATTGAATCAATAAACAATGCATTAGATGAATGCCCGAAAGTTGACGAGGAAATCGTTGTGAGCGAGGAAGTAAAGTGTAAGGAATGTGAAGGGTTCGGAGAGGTTACTTGGGAGTATACAGACAATAACTGTCATACGCACGAACTCGAAGCAGAATATCCCATATGTTATGGTAAAGGGTATATTATCCCTGAAAAAACAAAGAAGACGGGGCGGAAGATTACTAAAGAGGACGCTATTATATCCATTGGCAATGCTCTTTTCTTTGCACGCAACGTCAATAAGCTAAAATTTGCGATGGATTTTCTTAACATCAAGTCCGTAATGTTGACACATAACCCCAAACGAGGTGCTAACAAGTTCGTTCTAAACGAAGATGTATGTATCTTTATTAACCCCATGTATAGTTTAGAAGAAAAACCACATGATGCAGTAGTAAAATTAGTAGATGAATGTATGGACGAATTAAATAAAATTGCTACAGAGATGGCGTTACATACAAATATCGTAGTAAAGGTTTTAAATGACAAACTACAAGGTTATTATCATCAAGGTAAATCACGTGCAGGGTCAACACCCTACGCAAGTAAGAGGAAAAAGAAACGTAAAAAGTAAAATTAAATAAAAGTATTATGAAAGTAGAATTACAATGCGGTGATACTATCACCATTCCTGATGGTTGCAAGGCAATCGTTAAGGACGGAAGTGTAGTATTTGAGAAAGAAGAAAAAGAGGAAGCAAAAACACAAGATTTTAAGGATGGAGATGTGCTAACCTCATTGTTTGATAATAAGGTAGTCTTTATATTCAAAGAAGACGAATCAAAACAAAAGTATAATAAAAACGACTATTATGTATGCAATATATATGTAAGCAGTTCGATTGGCTATACTATTGAGGTACCCACAAAAGATAGCTTGTCTTTCTGTGGGCATAAAGATGAGGTGCGTCTTGCCACCAACAAAGAAAAGCAATTCCTCTTCAACAAGATGAAAGAAAATGGTCTACAGTGGAATGCTGAAGAGAAGCGAGTGGAGAAGATTAGGTGGAGAGCAATGAAAAATTATATCTACCATCGGCTAAATTGTTACCTTTGTCCCACTCAGGAAAGTGACGACTATCGGACTTGGAATCAAAAATGCCACGATTCTTATAACTATTTCCATACAGAAGAGCAAACCAAAGAAGCTGCAAAGCGTGTGAAAGAAACATTGCGAAAGTATCACGAGGAGATAGGAGAATAAGCGATGAACATTAAAGACATCAAAATCGGTGACAAATTATGCGTACCACATGACGGGTTCCCAATGATTGTCGTGGGGATTTATTCATCCCTTGACGACCTGAACAACGGAACTGTTTACCTTGACTTCGAGGAAAACGAGGGCGACATGTGGGAAGAAGAAGCAAAGAATCTTATACCCTACAAAAATAAGGCTTAAATACTAAACTAAAACGGGGGTGGCGTGCATCAAGCGTCACCCCTAACTAAAACTAAGAAAATGAGAACGAAAATAAACATTCTTCTGTGGGGCGTTTCCTTTTCATGGTGGATGTTCACTGCAATGGAACTTATGAACCATGCAGAGTACAGAGATATAAGCATGACACTATGGGGTGCAGCACTAAGCGTGGGGATGATTGTATTTAACTTCAAAGCATGGACACATGGAGAAAAGAAAAGACGATAACGACACAGTAAATATGCTTAACGACTTCTTAGAGGGTGCAGGGCTTGAACGTTTCGACCCAATGGACGACATTAAGCATAACGCACAGAGAAACAGTATTAAAACAGACATTAAATTTGAAAGTACAAGACGATAGACTATGATGGTATATGTAGCACTTTTTTACGTTTTCATGGCGTGTTGCTCCTTTCCCTTGGTACTTCGTTGTATCGTGGAAAATGAGGGCATAGCAAGTCAAGAACAGTTTTCCAAAGCGGTTGTAGCTTCCGCAATGTGGATAATCAGTATTCCAATATTATTAATCAAAAGAAGTGAAAATGACGGAGAGTGAATATAATATAAAAAGTCGTGTTCTTAAAGCGAGGATAGTAAACACAAATGCACGTTTCTTTCCACGATGTATGAGAGCACTGTTACGTAAATACGCTCAACTTGATGCAGAGTATTACGGTGTTGATTACGAGAACAGAAAAAAGGAACTGTATGAACAGTATGGCGTATCGGCTCCCAATAGGAGGAACAGTCATGGGTAAAGCACTTTTTATCCTTATCGTGTTTCATGTCGTGCTTACATTATTGAGCCTTATGGGAATCATTGATATTCCATGGTATATCGTGGCAGCACCACTCATGATTCCTTTTGCCATGGTAGTGGCATTTCTGTTATTCATACTTTTTGTTTACTTAATTCAACTTTTATAAATGAGAGTAATTTTAGATATTCTTCTTGATGGGAAAAACATGGATAAAATATACAACCTGCCATGTGTTATGTCGGTTACAAAGGATGCGGATGGCAAACCTGCCGCTATCCTTGGTAAAAGCCACACCAAAGGACGAACGATAGCACGCTTTGGCGACCATATATGTCAGTTTGAAAGCGGTCTATGGCAAGTATTTGGAACAGAAGCCGCAGGGCGCATAGAACATGGAGGGGCATATCGCAATGAATAAGTTTAATTCACACGCCCTTACTGCAAAGGAGTTCAGTAAGGCTATCGGGATAAGCGACAAAAGCCGTGAAACATATACACATGTTTCAGCACTGTTCCATACCATCATCGGCGGTACAAACGATGTCGCACACTCAAATATGCTTGACGCTATAGACGAGATAAAGCAGGCAGGACTTTACAGACAGAGAGTTAAGAAAGCATGCAAGGAAGCTATCTCACGGTATGAGGACTTCGAGAAACGAAATATGGAAGATATGAGAAATGCAGATCGTGATAAACGACAACTGTACATGGATTATCTCGATAGCGTTAATACACGCTTAGAATCACATATCTTTATCCTTCATCAGTCCATCAAACGAGTACTTGACAGAAAGAGGATTGATAACAGTGGATTTAAGGCTCGCATCATCCTTGTTTACGAACTTCTTAATTATTCCGTTGAGTTGTTTGACAAGTTTATAGAGAACTGTCCGCCATGCCCACCCGTCAATATTGCACTGACATATCAACCTGCACGCCTTACGGGTGTACGTTCTGCGTGGAGAGAGGTGGAGGAAGCGATATGCAAAGACTGTACAGACATTAACCTCAATGAGGATAATAACTGCAAAATGGCTTTTGACATCATCGAAACGAAACTCGTATCAGAACAAGGAATATACGAAAGCAGTGAAGCTGCACTTGCACTGAACCCACGTGAAGCACTCGAAGCGGATAAAGCCGTCCTGAAACTTGACAAGGAGGAACATAAGAAGATTATCTTAACAGACAATCAGCGCAAGTTCCTGAAAGAAAACTATCAGACGAAAACAAACAAAGAACTCGCTGACACTATCGGTTGTGGACTGACAAAACTTCGGGAGTTCGCTAAAGAGTTAGGTTTAACTAAAAACAAAATAGCATGAGCAAACAAGACTTTTACGACCATATGCACTTTGCAAGGTCAAACAACCTTATGAATGTCCCACTTGACATCGTTGTTACCAAGTATCAGGAAATGAAAGGGAGTGCCATATAGGTGCTCCCTTTTTGCGTTTATAGACATAATAAAAACCCCCACTGTCCTCTCGGATGGTAGGGGCTTGCTCCTAAAAATAATCAATTACCAAATAATAACTAAAAACCTAAATCAAATCTAATTAAGTATTAAAAAGTTCTGCTTCTCGTTTATCTCCTACAAATATAGTGAATTTATTTGTTTTCTCCAAACGAAAACGGGAACAATTTCCTTTCTGACATTATACCTTTCTGTACTTTTTAAGCAGCCACACTACAATGTACGCAATGACGGCTAAGAAAGTAGCGGAGAGAGCACCTATCGCCCATCCTCCAACGTCCATCTTGATTTTTTGCCAACGGGTGAGTTCACGTTCTATAACCTTGGGCACTTCAATATAATCTCTCTTAATTGCCCTTAGACTGTCATTGCTTGCTCTGTATCGGTCTATCTGTCGTTGAAGTGATAAGTTGTCCACTGTTGCATGCCATCGGTCACGATAGCGAACAATAAGTCGTTCCTTTACTTCTCCCTGCTCGTTCTTTACAATCACTACACTGTCATGAATAGCAACACTGTCACGGACGTTTACAATCTGTTTTAAGATTAAACTGTCTTTGATGTGAACACTGTCCTTTTTTGCCATGTACACCGTATCTGTGTGAATAGACTGCACGGGTACGTACACCTTGTGCGAACACCCACAGAGGATGAGTGCCGCAATAGCAAGCAACGCTACCACCGATATAAGGGATATGACAAACACCCTTATGCTCTTTTCATAATCTTTTTCGTCCATAATCTTTATACTCCTTAAACCTTTAATGAAAAACACTGATGTCTTTGTTTCCCGTCTTCAGGACGTTTATAACCCACATGTACCCATCGTGCGGTCTTCGACATCTCAATGATGATTTGGTCAAAGCCGTACCCCATGCGTGAGAATACCGTTGCAAAGAACTTTTCAAACTCTGTCTGCTTTCCGTTGACGGGTTGCAAGTCTGCTGCATAGCCTGCCACGTGTGCGGAGTTCTTCACTCCTCCCACTGCTTTGTTAAGTGCAGGACTTCTGTATCCGCTTGTTATCCTTATTGCAGGCGTTCCGAGTGAATGCTCTGCGCAATATTCCTCCCACTCTGCACGGATGCTCTCTAAAAGGGTAATTGTTTCCGTTAAGTGTACCCTTACTGTCGGTGTGGGGTTGTTGTCAATCCCCAACCGACTTGCGGTTGAGGACTGAATTAATTCTCCTATTGTGAAATTTGCCATAATACCTTAAACTATATATCCTTTTGATCTAAAACCATCACTCGCACCAGGGAACATAAATTCAGTTCCGCTCCAATTTGTTCCTATTGGTGATAGTTGACACAGATACGCATCGCCAATTGTGTCACTAATGGCTTTTTCTTTATCCGTATAAGGCTTTATAGCCTCAAATAGCCATCTTCCGAATTGTTGACCATGTTCACTATCAATCTCTCCCGTGGGTTCTAAGTATATTTGTTTAACACACCCACGACCCAAGTTGCGGATAAAGGTGATAGCGTGCTCCATTTTATTAGGGTCAAACTTCAAGTGAAGTAACCTAATATGTCCGCCATCTTCATAAGAAGTTAGTTCATCGCTATTGTCAGAGTTGCGATAGTTCACCCAATCTTCGTGAGAAGAGTCGCTATTAACGGCCACGTCCATATCCTTTACAATCTCAAACTCATCGGTTAGATAAATGTCCAATCGCCCAAAATAAGACCTCATGAACATACCACGAATATCCATTGGACTTTTTAACGTAAGGCTTAGATTGTTGAGGTAAACGTCTGAAAATAGTCCTTGGCAATTAAGCGGAACGCCCATACCGTTTGATTGGGCATACCCCCTTAATAAGGAAACAAGTCCTACCTGCTTAATCAATGGCACTGCATCGGGAGTACTACTGCCTGCGCCTAATGCCTCTAATACCTTAGTAGCAAAAGTACCATCATGTAATATGTCTGCGGGGAACTTGCTTAGTTCTTCTGCCGCCAAGTTGTTCAAAATCTCACTTTCAGAATTAAACAGGTTCATGGCAGCCGCCATCGGGTGAGTTTCCATTACCTTTGCAGGTGCTTCGGAAAGTGCTTTTATTCCTGATGTGAGCTGAGATTCTTTCTCTACAATCTTTTCTACTACCTTTTCAATCACACGTGGTTCAGGTAGCCTTAAGTCGAGCGCATCGCCGTTATCGTCAACAAGGACGATAGGTGATTTTGCCTTGTATGTTTCCTGACGTATGCCATCCTCCGTGTAGTCTGCATCGGGGTTATCAATGACACATTCTACCTCGATACGTCCTTTGCCAAGTCCGTGATTGTCAAAGAACACAATCAGGCGATCGCCGTCCTGCTTACAATGCTTACATACTCCGTTCTTTCTCTCTGCCTTGTACACTGTAAATCCGTTTTCTGTCTTTGCAGCGATTGAGAAATCGCAATCAGGGAGTGCTACGGGTTGTCCGTTTTTAACTAATTTTACTGCAAGGGGGAAATCACTCTTATAGTTGATACGTGATAGTCCCTCTTCGTGTCCTTGACTTTGTTCTCCGAGTGTTACTGTTACTGTTTCCATTATCCTAAAATATTAAATGTTGTAATAATAATAAAGCACACGCCTTCCTCCCATAGCACGCTCCGCTTTCGTCTGATGAGATAGATAATGCCGTATATCACCCAAAAGACAAGAAAATGATAATCAGTAAGACCGATTAAGAGTTGAGAGGAAATAGCTGCCGTGAAAGCCCCTACCATGTGAAGTGCTTTGCCAATAGTTCGATAGTGCGGGCTTGCTCCGACCATCATCATCCCAAAAAGGAACACAATGCCCAAAAAGCCTACCCAACCACTTGTATTTACAATCATCTGCGGTGTCATAAGAAAAGACCCCATGACAATTACAAACGTGAATACATTTGGAGATTTAACAATATAGGCGGTTTCAGAAAGGCTACATAGCGGGCAACCTTTCCTTTTTGCCATTAATATCGTGTATCCCATTAGTAGCAGGCTTCCGATAATGCTTACTATAAGTACTGCTATTTTCATAACTGTAGCTTTTCGGGATAACCTTTCGTGAAGTCGTATGCGTTCACTTCCTCTATTGACGACAAAGCTGCAATAGCCGCCTTATGCTTGACCGTCACCATGAAAGTGGCATCAGCATAACGTTGAATCTTTGCAAGGACAATCTTTGCCGTTGGAATATCAATCGTCAAAGGTTGTTCTGCAATGGCAAATGTGATAGTCGTTTCGCCAAGTGCTTCCGCAGCGGCAATGCTCACATTATAGCTTGCACGTTCTGAAGGTGTTAACCACGTGTGCATGCCATTAAATGTGAAGCCGTTTACCTCTGATGATTGACTGAACACGTCAAGTTCTGCAAGTTTTCTGTCTTTCGCATCTTGCAGAAGTTGCTCTGCCGTTTCTGTTTCTACATGCTCATAGCCGTTCGCTTTAAGCGTTTCTTCTGTCGGGTTGATTATTCTAACCCCTCCTACCTCGATATATACACCGTTGTAGGTGTCGTTTCCTTTCTTGTATTGTTTCATTTCATTTCATCTATTGATTTAACATAAGTGTTATATGGAGATCTGAAAAGAGATTTGTAATACTCTATATCTTCATTTCTCACATAAATGGTAAAAGGCGCAAATCTGTTCATCCAATCAAAACCAATACCCAAAAAACGTTTTACACGCCCCCTAAAAATTACCTTTTTCATCGCTGCGTTATTATAGCAAAAGTAATGTCTAATTTCTTCGACATTCTCGCCAATATCAACGGTTTCAATATTCATACCGCTAAAATGCGAGCCAATATATGTCACGTTGTTTGGTACTTTTATGCTTGTAAAGGTAGACCCTAAAATTGCCTGATCTCCAACTTTCTGCACCGTTTGAGGGATAACGGTTTGCGCTTTTTTCAAATCTGATACCAATAAACGTGTTTTGTCTTTTGATAAGACAAAATCTCCAACCTTACAAAAGGCTTCACAATTCTCATCTACCACATAATTTTGAAAACTGCCAGTTCTTAGATTTACGTTCGCTTTCTCTTTTAAAATTAGGGTGCTTCCACTAATAGAACCGTTTAACGTATTACGTACCGTCATAGTAGAACACCGCAAATTATTTACAGAGATAGGTATGTTGGGAATTGTTATAACACCTCCATTGTTAAACGCAAACCTTTGCATATTAACAACGCCCTCTGACAACCCTGTAAAGAATTGGAACTCATCAAATAGCGTTAACCTTTTAGAACTGTTATAATTTGCGCTATTAAATTCGTTTACTGTTACGCTTGCCGCTTCATCATAAGACAAACGACTATCGTTGTTTTTATCGAAGTTAGCACAAAACGATTCTACATTCTCATCACTAAAACGTATATACGTATTAGCATCTTTTGCAAGTAATTTTTCAAATAAAATCATTATTGCGTTCCTCCTATAAGCAAATATCCGTTAATGATACACGCTTGATATGTCTGCCCCTTTTGGGGCGCAAAAACGTTACCCAACCATTTAACAGAACTTGGCAACGTTAACTGCGTACCACTCGCTGCTGGGCAAGTGAACTGAAAGCAGTATTCGGCGGTGTAGTCATTGTTGTCATTCGGCGCAAGGGAGAGGTTAAGGCTATCCACAACGCCCCACACATGCATGACATTCGGTGTCAAGGTAAACACTTTGTCATTTGTCCCGTGATTCTGTAGTCTAAACCGCCCGTCTTTGCCATCGTTGCCCCGTTCTCCTTTGTCGCCTTTTAATAGTGCAGCGTTCATCGTTTTCAACGTCCCGTCTGTGGCTACAACGGGGAGGGACTTAAACTCACTGACATTTTACGAACTTGGAAGCGACATAATATCCTGCGACTGTGCTTTAATCTCCTTTAGTACCTCTTGCACTATATCTCTTTTCTCTTCTTCTGTCATATCGTTATCGTTTTAAGTTATTCAATAGTTGCCTTGTCGCTATCACCTCCGATATAATCAGCAACGGCGGCAATGACTTTCTTTGCATCCTTATCCGAAGACGCTTTAACTACGGATTGGATAATATTCTGTATGTCCTTTATCTTGCTCTTTCTCTCCCGTGCGTGCTCTATAAGGCTTTTTGCTTCAATGATAAGCAGCCCTATAGATACTAAGATAGTAATTGCAGGCATGGTCTTAATATTCAGTAGCGTGCAGGCAATGAACACCACTGCATCCACGATAAAGGCAATAAGTAGAACACGCCAATACTCTCCTAACTTTCCAAGTGTCTTGCGCATGCTATGGGAATCAATGGGTTTACCCAATTTCTTCTGCGTGTATATTCTGTCCCAAAGGTCAACGAAGATGGCACAGAAGACAAGTACCCACATTATCACACATACTATCAGGTGTGTAGCTACTGTGTACATGAAGTGCGGTGTGAACTGAAACTCTATTACATCCATAGATACACCTCCTTTACAGTAAGAAAAGAAAAACACCCACTATCGCACCGAGTACGCCTGCTGACACGTCCAACCAATCGAACGGCTCCCTGTGATAATACTTATCCACACTCTCTTTTGCTACCATGACAACAAATGCAGGTATCAGCGCAAAGATGAGCAGACACCCAAGCGCATGCAACGCTTTGCATGATAGCATTGATACAACAAGTCCCACGAACATGTGCAGATACTTGTCACTTCCTACTTCAGCGAGTTTACAGAATACCCGATACACTCCATCTAAAAACTTTCTCATAATTACTCCTTTTTTGTGTTGTTGTTATTGTCGTTATTACCAATTCATATCACGCCCTGAACTCGTTATGATACCTCCTCCAACGTCTGTTATCTTAGGTGTCAACCATTCGGGGTTAACATACGTAAACTCTCGCACTTCTCCGCCGCCAAGAGTTATCACTCCCTCTTGGGTTACAGTTAACACGCCAACGTTATTGTTTCCATTAAAAACCGTCCATGCCTTACCGTATCCTATACTTTTTTTGTCGAAAACATAAACGCCTGAACGGGTGCAATTAAATATCACCATATCAATACTTGCCCCGTTGGGTATTTCAAGTGCAGGATTCATTTCTTCTGCGCCGATAGGATCTGTCGGGTTGCTGATGTTAGGGTTATCAACGTCTACAAGCGTTCCGTCTTCCCCGAGGACTCCTTGCCTGCCCGGACTATATAGCGGTATTTTGTACGCTGAGCCATTGACATAGGGATTTGCCCTACTTGGGAAAGAAACAACACCGAGTTTAATCTTTATACCCTTAGAATCAATGTGCCCCGTATGGTGCACGTACATATATTCGTCTTGTATCACCGCACATATACGAGCATTATGTCCGAACTGACCACGTACCCAAAGATCGTTTGTCAAAAGCCTTGTTATACGCTGAACTCCATTTACGGTCTTTGAGCCTTGGAAGACTGAATCTCCCGTAAACACCATTCTGCCACTTCCGTCAAAGGTGATACCGCCTACTATATCTTTTCCGTCATAAGACATACAGTTTAATCTCTTAAACGACCCCTCTACACCGTCAAGGTTACCCTTGAAAGTACTGTCACCCTCAACGGTGAGGTTCTTAAAGATTGCGTTCTTAGCGTCAATCGTCTGTGCTTGTATGCCTGCCGCAATGATTTTCACTACGTCAATCAAACCTGCCCACAGTTTCCCGTTCTGAATGAGTACAGTTTCTTTACCGTTATTATCAACAAAAACAGTCTTGTCAGACTTCACTTTGAACTCACCGTTTTCAAGACGTAACTCTACCTCTTTCGCCTTGTCCTCTCCCGTTTCACCATCTGCGGGTATCCATGACGCTGCCGCCTGCGTACCCTCTGTAAGGGTCACCCAATTAACCGTAACCTCGCCGTTTTGACTTTCTTTATCGGGAAAAGGGTAAGCATCAAACTTGTACATACCATCGATAGATGCTTTGTCTGAAGGTATACTGAACGTAATGGACGATATGGTATCTGAGTTATTGTCAATATCCGTATTCGCAGACCAAGCCCAATCCTTTCTGAATATATAAGCACGTAACATCTGCCCATTAGCACGTGTAATGTTGTTTGTATGTCCGCAAATTGTCAGCGTATAGGGAGTATCGGGTTTCAAGCGTATCATTATGTCGTCTCCTCCTACCCCGTACGTCTTGAATGTTCTATTCAGTTGCCCTCCTTTAATGAGATTCTTTACACCATTCTTTATCCCGTCTACCTTAAGGGATATACTGTCAGCGGTCTGCTTGATAGTGGTTATATTCTTCCCTTGCTGCGATACCGTTGTACGCAAGTCGCCCACCACGTCAACATAAGAAGATGATTCCATGATGATTTGCGCCGTGCGTGTGTCAACGACTTTATTTGCCTTGTCCTTTAGTTCTATGATAACATAGTCAGGACGGTTCTGCGCCTTTGAGTAGTTCGTCAATTTGTACGTACCACTGTTCACTGCTCCGTTTGTCATGGAGATAGTTACACCGTTGTTCATGCGTGCAGTGACGTGGTAGCCTTGTGCGCTACCTGCTTCCGTTGTCACTTGCGCACCCTTGACATGCTCAATGATGTACGAAAGGGTTACATACAGTGCGTTGTCTACTCCAACGACTGCCTTTTCACTTTGTGGATGCAAACGATAGTATTCTGCGTCTGCACCGTTTTTCACGTTGTGGAGGATGATACCCCCTCTTGCTCTTGTTCCCATGTGTTATCCCTCAATAATGCAGTCAAAGGAAGCCGTTGTAAGCACCTCTGCTGCGGTTACTGTTATTCTTCGTCCTACTTTCTTATGTGCGTTGTTCCATGCCGTATCTGCGTTCTGTCCGCTTGTACGTATCCACGACCATGCCGTATTTGGTATGGTGTTGGAAATATCAACATTCCCTTTCCTGTATGTCGCTAACAGAACAACGCTACCTTGTGAATTGTATATCGCTCCACTCTCAATAGTCACTTCAAGGCTATAGGCTTCACCCTCTGATACTTGCTTTATCCACTTTGTATTCGTTTCGGATGGTGCTTCATTGGTGGTCTGTCCAATTCCAACGTTACAGAGCCATAGCGACCCGTTATAAGAGAATCTATCGTAATGACCTGCTACTGTTCCGCTGACCCACTGACCTCTATCACATACTATCGGTGCGCTTACTCCCGTGCCTGATCCTGATATTATCGTGAATTTGTCTGAACGCACCGTTGTACCCTTAGGGGAAAACTCACTTACAATGTGTGTAGTAAGGTTGTAATCGTTAATGCCTGCATACATCACGATTCTGCTATTTTCTGAAACATATATAACTACTGCACCTTGTCTGTCGGTATCTGTCTGACTTCCTAATTGAATGATGTCGTCTTCTGCCATTGGGACATCGTTCTCCACGTTTGGGTTTGTATCATAACCCACGCAGATATACCCCCTCTGTAGGGCTGCATCTGAAATATTAACAGTGCCACGGACATTTGAAAGGTCAATGAAGTGATACATCTTCCCGTTTATCGTTTCCGTTCCTTTGTTAACCACCAATCGCCAATAATATCTGTTAGCTGCACCGCTTGTTGTGCGTGATATAAGATTGTCAGTCTTGCACATGGCTTGGTCGCCTAACCTCCAATCATTGCTGATACGCTTATCTCCATCATCAGCGAGGAAGTAACAACGGTATGCACTTACAGTCTTGCCACCTGAATTGACGCTATAGGATAGAAGTGCATTGTTAACAAGTACCTGCCTGCCTGCTGATGTGAAGTAGGTTGTTGAGTTCACAATGGGTGCTCCCTTATCGTCAAGAGGTATAACGCCGTAAAGGTGTGCGCTTGCCGATGTAAACCCAACGTCACCCGTTGTAAATGCAAGGCGTTTATACTCTAACTCCGAAAAGGTTGCTTTCTGCCTTACATTGAGTTTATCAACCTCTGCTATGGACTTTCCGTATTCGTCTTTGTATATCCCAAAGCCTGCACCGTCCAATAGCCCTGCGTGAAAGTCACTGCTTTTAACAACATTAGCAATCACTTCTCCGAGTTCACTAAACCCATATCCATTCTCACCTACTTTGATACCCTTTAAGAATGTTATTAACTCTTGGGCAGTGTCAGGGATATTCTTTCTTAGAAACCGTGGGTCAACATAGTTCTTTACTAACTCGCTTGTTTGAGTGGAGTTCAGACCGCCACCGCTAAAATTACCCGATAGGATGTTGTTTACATCTTCCTTTAATTGCGAGATAGTACCCTTTACAGATTGATTGCCAACGGTTATCTCCTGAATAATCGGATAATCAAGCTTTGTAACTAACTTTATGATACGTGTCTTCAGTTTATACCCAAAGCCGTCATCAAAGGTGACTTTCTGACCTATATATAAGTTAGGGTTATGAGAAGCAAATGCAACCGCATTGGAGGCAAAAGAATAGTTGTTGTTGTCTTGCGTCCGTCTGTTTATCTCCTTGATGGTGCGTGCTGCTAATTCGTCTTGTGCGAGCTTCGTTTCAGATTCTCCCATAACGATGTTAAACAGTACGACCATGTTACACGTATAATCAGGCTTATCTTTGCCACGTGGATAAAGACCTTCACTTTCGTTGGTAGGAATGATGGTATCCCCACTTTGATATTTTAGTATCTCGTAATCGCCTTTTAATATAGATATTCCGCTATCTCCCTCGTTTGGCTTTGGATCTATGGGGTTGTTTATATCGTGGTAGTGGAGTTCAAATCCATCTTGCCCGTTAGGTTGCCCTACCAAAGCCTGTACAAGAACGTCATATTCATTGCTTAGAGCATGGGTGTTGACCTTGAATATACCCTTTAGCGTATATCCTTGTAAGACTTGCTTTGCTTTGTCTATCTCGTAATCATACCAATAGTGCGTAATTATATTTCCGCTATCGTCTTTGTCATGTGTCGTGTTGATAATGGTCTTTCCTGCTATCTGTGTTGTAGATGGGAAAGCAAGGCGCATGTACCAAATTGTATATGTCTTTTTATCGCCTTTGTTATCAAGTTCTACTTCTTTTGTCTGCTCGTTCCTTAGAAACCTTACATGTTTACGAACATTATATACGTACAAATCAACATGGGGGTAAATATCATCAAAGGAGAGTGCCAATGTCTGTTTGATGGCATTTGAAGCGTCAAAGGCTGTCTTTGTGGTAATATTGCCGTCTGTATCTATGTATATACATCCATCGGGATATGTAGACTTGTTAAGTCCCAACCTTATAAGCGTGGCAACGTTTCCACTGCCAACAAGTGCCTTTGTAGACATGTTCTTTGTGGAACCTTGAGGATAGAAGCAGTTGTAGTAATTCTCCTTATTACCGCTGACGCTTGCCGTCTGTATGTTATCATGCACCTTTAATGTAGGTACTTCTTCACCGAGGTTAATACTTATCTGACCGAAATATAACGCTTTGTGTTCCCAGGACAAATGCCACTCGCATGAGTTGTTTTTACACCCCTGAGCAATAGCAGACAATACAGAAAGTATATCATTTGCTGACACAGAAAACGAAACAGATGCATCAACGTTACCGCAAAGGGTATAAGTGAACTGCTGCGCTTTCTCTGTTATCCCTAACGCTTCATTGATAGCCTTGCATGCGTACTCAAGTGCATTTGTCGTTAACCCCTCAAACGACCATTCTTGTTGCTTGATAGGGTTCTTATCTGCATCTGTAGTATCGTAGAGAAACGGCACACGTGAAAGCCACATTAACGGGTGGTTAAATTCAGGGGCATATTTGAAAGCCGTGTTATCTTCATTCGGGGTGTAGGCATTGAGTAACCTATATTTTAGCCCATCATCAAAAGGTATAATATACGCACCAGCAGGCAAAGTAATTTTTATTTCGCTTTGCCATGACAGACGTACTAAGTTAGACTTGCCTAACTCTTCTTCATGCTCTGCACCGCTTGTAAGTGCTGCATCTATTATCTTGTTACCGTTGATGTCGTATATTACCATAATTACAAAGATACCGACAAAAAGAAAAGATAGAATAGGGGATAAGAACAGAAAAGCCACAATGTCTAAATTGTGGCTTATTAATAGAAAAATAGTGGTTCTAATGTATTTACTTGAGTTTGTTTTCTAAATCAGAGATACGCATATAAAAGCCCTTTGTATGTGGTGATGCACTTAACTTTAATACCGTGTAATCATAATGATGTATATATTCATGTAGCAACGTTGCAGCCATCTGTTTAATTGATACTACTTGTTTCTTAATAGCCGTTGTATTATACAACGTTATTAATTTAAAGGCATTAGTATAAGTGCCTAATATCTTACTTTGCAATGTACCACGATAGCCCGTGCGATGTGGTTGAACTCTATTGACCACTTTCACTGTAGGCGCAGGCACGCCAAAGCGTTTAGAAAGGTAATCACAAAGCATCTGCGCTTTCTTCTGACGGTCTGCAATACTTTCTGTAGCAGATAATACCGCCTTATATTCTTTCTTTGATAGGCGGTTTAGTTTGACTGCCTCGTTTTTATTTGACTTTTCGTATGTGTTCATAATTCACGCCTATTATTTTTGCCCTAAAATTAATCCCAATACTCTAATGGTGTCACTTCTCGATACATCTGCACGACTAGATAGATCATCTACCCACCCATTGAAAGCATCTAATACAATGAATTGAGTTGCAATGCGTGCAGCATCATCTTCTGACATATTGTATTCTTTAGCAATAGCCTTAATAGTCTCACCCATATTCTTAGAAGATTTAACCATTTCTTCTATTTTTTCTATACTATTCATAATTAATGTTCTTTTTATAGGCGGAGTTGCCCACCGCCTTGTTAATACTATGCTATTCTAACTAAGTTTGCTTTTTTGAAACAACGCCATTCGTCTTTTTCGCAATCAAAGTACACTTGACAAGTATCTACTGTCTTTTTTTCGCCCTTTGTCGCAGGTATTCTATTACTCATCAGAGTGCCATACGCTTCACGTATGCTGCCATCTACCTTCTGAAAGTAGAACTTAACTACTCGTTTGCTAAGGGCTGCCTTTAGCTTGATATTAGTCCAAGCGCACTTTAACGCTTCAGATAGTGTATAACCATTTTTGCGAACGAATTGCCAAGCAAGATTCATTACCTCTCTCATAGTGTTCTTTAATGTAGTACTCATAACCTTTATTATTTAATAGTTTTATATTTGTTTCTTAATCACAATGCAAAGGTAATGTAATGTTGTGACACTGCCAAATAAAAGTACAAGTAATTTTGGTATTTAACACAATTTAATAATGTAATATTGTGCTTTTGTTGCTTACTTATCAAAATATTACTATTTTTGCACTTGTATAATAATAATGTAATATTTGTATGCAAATAAGATTAAAAGAAATTATGCAAGAAAGAGGTATCACCTCTATTGCGCTTGCATCAATGGTAGGGTTGTCAAAAAACACTATTAGCAACCTTATTAATAATAAGACAATGCCTTCTCTTGATACTCTCAATGAGATTGCAGAGAAAATTAACGTGCCCCTTTGGCAACTTTTTACAGAGCCGCAAAAGTATGAATTTTCTGCTATCATTGACTATAAAGGAGAACTAAAGAAAGTAACTTCTGTCGAGGAGCTAAAAAAGCTCGTTGCGGAAATTGATAAATAAAAAAGACCTCGCCAGCCTGCCAGCTATACGAAGTCTTAAAGTTTGGTTTAACGTTACAAAGGTATGAAGAAAATTCCATATCTCCTAATTCCATTGCCTCTAATAAGGGAAATTTTTAGAAATCCCGATAGGGGTATCAATGATATATTTGACTATGGTATTTACAAATCTGCTTCCACGCAGAAAACAGACGATACAAACGCATACAAACAAGTAATATATTGCTTATATCGTGGAGGTCTAACTTTGTCATTGCAAGAGAAAATCAACACATTGATAGAAGATGGTATCTTCAATTACGATGAGGAGTATAGCGGTTTCAATGGCTCTGAATTTTATCCAGAGGATAATATCGTCGAACTTGACGAGTATTGCAATACAGACAATACATTAAAAGACGAAATAATTGAGTTTCATAAGTTAAGACAAGGGAAAGACGTGCTTGGACTTGAATACAATATTGAAGCTGTGGCAAATACTTATCATAAATACGGCAAGTTTGACGGTTATCCGCTTATATCTGTCAGCGTAAAGATGATGCTTGATTACTATTCTAACCCAAAGGATAAATATGAGAAGGCATTGTTCGCAATGTATCTTGGCATTCGTTCGCTGATTGGTAACAGGGATTATGCCTGCACTACTGCCGATATGGTAAAGTGTCGTATGTTTGGAGCGAAAGAGAAAAAAGAAATGAAGTCAATGCTGACGGATGCAATTATCTCAAAGGCTTACAAAACTTACACGACAAGGCATTATTATGACAAGATGATGAAAGACCTGCGTGTGTTCAATTTCATTCAATCGGAAATAGGATATTACAGGCGTACTTATATATCCTGCAAGTTGTCAATGATGGAACTTGCCGATGTGATAGTAAGGATTAGGAAAGAGAGGTCTCTCACTCAAAGGCGCAATGAGGTTGACAAGGAGAAAAAGGATATACTTCACTATTTAAAGTCTAAAGTGTAATTAATTGTTAAAAATCAGCATCTTTATAAAGTAGACATTGACACCAGCATTGATATCTACATTAACACCATCCACTTTAATAAATATATTATA